TTAGCTGTTGGCCTTAACGGCGCTACCAATCCAGCTTTTACGGTTGATTCGTCTACCGGCTCTCAAGTTGCTGGGCTGAAGGTTACGGGCGCAGCAACGGCTGGAACGGTTGCTGTTGTTGTTACGGATTCGGGTGCAAACGCTAGTTTGACTTTTAACGCCAAGGGTTCTGGCACTATTGGCATTGGCTCTGTCTCTACTGGCGCGGTTACAATCACGCCCGCGACGACAATCACGGGTATAGCCACTCTTACGGCGCAGCCCGTTCTATCCAGCCTGACCGCCAGCAAGCCTGTCTTTTCGGATGCGTCCAAGGGCTTGGTAAGCACGGGTACTTTGGCGTATGACCAAGGCGGCACGGGGCAGACAAGTTATGCTGCTGGCGACATAGTTTATGCGAGTGCCATAAACACGCTCTCTAAGCTGACTGTCGGCACAAGCGGACAAGTGCTTAAAGTCACGGCTGGCGTTCCAGCTTGGGAAACAGACACGGCGACAGGCACTGTGACCAGCGTTGCACTATCTGCGCCTGCCGTGTTCACCGTTTCTGGTAGCCCCGTCACATCGAGCGGCACTCTGGCGCTGACATACTCTGGCACTGCGCTGCCAGAAGCCAACGGCGGTACTGCACAGACAACCTACGCTGCCGGCGACTTCCTCTATGCCAGCGGCTCAAACACGCTCTCTAAGCTGGCTGTCGGTACTACGGGCCAGGTGCTGACGGTTGCTGCTGGTTTGCCAAGTTGGGCCACGGATACAACCACAGGCACTGTTACCAGCGTCGGGTTGTCGGCTCCCGCGTTTCTGACTGTTGGCAGCAGCCCCGTCACATCAAGCGGCACTCTGGCGCTGACATTTAGCGGCACTGCGATCCCGGCTGTAAATGGCGGTACTGCACAGACAACCTACACAACCGGCGATCTGCTCTATGCCAGCGGTGCCAACACGCTTGCGAAGTTGGGTATCGGCACATCGGCACAAGTGCTGACGGTCACGGGTGGCGTTCCAGCTTGGGAGGCAGTAGCTGGCACAGGCACCGTTACGAGCGTTGACATGAGTGGTGGCACGACTGGCCTGACGACGAGCGGTGGGCCTGTCACATCAAGCGGCACGATTACTTTGGCTGGCACACTTGCGGCTGTGAATGGTGGCACCGCGCAGACGACATACGCCACGGGTGATCTGCTCTATGCCAGCGGTGCTAACACGCTTGCGAAGTTAGGCATTGGCACAGCGGCACAAGTGCTGACGGTCACGAGTGGCGTGCCTGCTTGGGGATCTGCTGGCGGTGCTGGCACCGTCACCAGTGTCGCGCAGTCGTTCACGGGCGGCTTGATCTCAGTCAGCGGCTCGCCGATCACTGGCTCTGGCACTCTGGCGCTCAGCGTTGCTGGAACGTCTGGCGGCATCCCTTACTTCAGCAGTGCATCGACCTGGGCCAGTTCAGCGGCATTAACACAATATGGAATTGTGTACGGCGGCGGCGCTGGCGCAACGCCTGTTGCAACCGCAGCCGGTACGACGGGCCAGGTTCTAACTGCGACGACCAGCGGAGCGCCAAGCTGGACGACACTTGTTGTTTCAGCACCCGCTGGCGCAATCATTTACACAGCCAACAATTTTGGAGGATTTTAATCATGGCCGTTACCGCAACACCAATTTTTGCTCAGACCCCATTCGCATCTTCACTTAGCATGACGGCGCAGACCGCGTGCTCGACACGCGCACCAACGGCTACGGCGAGCTTGGCTGGAGCCAACATTATTGAGTTTGTCACAACCAGCACAAACGGCCTAAGAATTGACAGTATTCAGGTTAATGCTTGCGGCACAAGCATTTCAACGGCAAACGCTGCAAACATTGTTGGCATCTGGCTCTGGGATGGAACGATTGCGCGATTAATAAACGAAATTCTTGTGACTGCTGTTACGCCTAGCGCGTCTGCGACGGCGGCGTTTACAACAACGCTTGTGTATACACAGCCCCTTACTCTGCCATCAACGTACAAGCTTTTTGCTACGGTTGGCGTGACGACGACAGCGGCTGGTACTGCGTTGCAAGTAACGGCCTTTGGTGGAGCGTACTAATGCCTCCATCAACAATCACAACGTCAGGAACGCAAAGTCCCTTAGTAGCAAGTGCGCTGTCGTATCCTCAGAACGCGGACCCAACAACTTATCTGCCGTATGCCTCACCTCAAATCCTCACATCCTCTGGAACGTGGAGGCATCCCAAACCTGGATTTCCAATTAGCATAACTTGGATAAGTATTGGTGGCGGGGGCGGTGGGGGGAGTGTGGACGGCGGCGGTGGCGCTATTGTTCGCGGTGGTGGTGGTGGTGGTTCTGGTCGCGTTTCTCCTTTTACAACAGTTACGCTTACACAAGATCAAACGGTCACAATCGGCGCTGCTGGTGCTGCTCGTACTGGCACAGGTTTAAGTCAAGATGGGGGCGCTGGCGGCTCAACAGTTTGGCAAGGCGTTACTGTTGCTGGTGGCTCAGGTGGAGGTCGTGCTGGTAATGATGCTGGTGATATTAATGGTGTCGGTGGCGCTGGTGGTTTTGGCGGCGGCGGTGGGTCTAATGCAAGTGCTGCTGGCGGTGCTGGTGGTGAAGGTTTTGATTATATAGGTGGCGGCGGTGGCTTTGGAAGTTCTGCAGGTAACTCAGGAATTAGCAACGGAGGTTTATTTGGACAAGTTGGATCAACTACTGGAGTTGGTGGTTATCCTAATGGCGGTACAAGAAGCACAAACGGCGGTGGTGGTGGAACGCCATACCTTTTGTTTCCATTTATGCTGACATACGGATCGGGCGGCGTAGGTGGTGGCGCGTCAACAAACGGATCAGGAACGGCTTTAAGGTATAGTATGCCTGGATATCAAGGCGCAGTCTTCATTTGGTACAACAGGCCGTAATCATGGAAACATTTGCAATTATTAATGACGCTGGTCTTGTCCTCAACATAACTGTTGGGATGCCACCATTGGCAGCGGGCGAGTCCGCAGTCGAGTATTGGGCAGACGGATCTCAACGCAAGAACCCAGCGTCGATTGGCGGGACATATGACGCGGTGCTTGATGCTTTTATTTATCCCCAGCCGTACCCGTCGTGGGTTTTAGACGAGAACGCGCAATGGCAAGCCCCTGTTCCGATGCCCGATGACGGCAAGTATTATCAATGGGACGAAGCCACGCTGTCTTGGGTTGAGGTTACGCCGTGAACAAAATAGACGCGCATATTGACATCTGCGCCATCAGGTACGCGGCAATCGAGGCACGACTGCACAGGCTTGAGCGTATTATGATCTGCACGACAGGCTTTATTATTGTGCTGCTGTTGGGCTTGGTGTTGAAGAGCTAATGAGAGCCTCACCAGCAGCAATCGGCTTAATTAAGGGCTGTGAGGGGTGTTCACTCACAAGCTACGTTTGTTCAGGCGGCGTTATGACCATAGGCTATGGTCATACGGGACCGAATGTATTTGCCGATCAAGTCATAACGCAGTCTGAAGCAGACACGCTCCTGCGCCTTGATGTCTCTCGCTTTGAGGCGGCGGTGGAGAAGACTTGTCCATCTATGAAGCAATGCCAGTTTGATGCTTGTGTCTCTCTGGCGTACAACATTGGGCCTGCGGCCTTCGCCAAATCAAGCGTGGCGCGTTTACACAATCTGAATCGTTACGCGGAAGCGGCACAGGCTTTTATGCTCTGGAACAAGGCCGGTGGCAAAGTCAGTCGCGGGCTTCAGTCGCGCAGAGCCAAAGAGAGCGCGTTCTACCTAGAGAGCGAAGTCAGGGCAGACGAGTATTTCCCGCCATCAACCGCAGAGGGCGAGAAGCCTTTGGCTCAGTCCCGCACCATGCAAAGTCAGATTGGTGCCGGGGTGATGACGGCGGCAACGGTTGCCAGCGCCGGGGTAATCGACAAGGACGCGGTTGGCTCAATAATTCAGTTCCTGCCATATCTCAAAGACTTCTGGTGGCTGTTTGCCATTGCCACCGTGGGCTACCTGGCTTGGGGCGCGTGGGCCAGGATCAGTGACCGCCGCGAAGGTAGGTCGTGATTGGCCTTATCAGCAGCTTCATTCCCTGGCGCTTGGTTGCGATCTTTGGCCT